TATGAATGTTTTAAAGACTGTCGGATCAAATTCTGCCATCTAATAGCACCTCTCCATATAAATAGCCTACACCCCAAAAAGCAAAGCACCCCGAAGGGTGCTCTATTTAGAAGGTCTTTGGCATCTGCGGCTGATTGAAAGGCGTTAGTTCTTGCGACTTACCACCACCTCTGGATGCATTCTCGATTGCTTCCGATTCCATTTCCAACTGTTTGATGGTACGCTTAACAAACCAGTTTCTAAGACCAACAGGCAGGCTATAAGCCTCGGAAAAACTCCATCCACCCGAATACTTTAAGAAGAAAATCTGCTCGTACATACCTTCGTTATAGTCATCGGTCAGGCCAAAAAAAGTCTGCCGTAAGCGGCACCTCCATTTCCTGCGTATGTTGACAGTTTGTGCAGGTAAATGTCTGGGTTAGATCGATGTTTGGGGTAGCATCTTTTAGAATCATACGAAGATGTCGTGAATCAAAAGAGGGTAAGTTATGCGCTGCGTATTGAATTGCTTGTGGAGATGAATCACCATTAACGCTTACAATAACAGACTGGAGTTGTCTGGAAACTAAACCTTGGTCTCCGGTAGTATTAAGAAGTTTTCTTTCTTCTTTACCGGTCACCAATCTTACTACTAAAGTTGCCTGCGTCTTTGGTAAAATGCAAGTGATTGTTCCATCTCTATTATCTGAAACTTGCAACTCTGCATTAGTCTCGCCACGAAGCATGCTTGCAGTGTTTAAGTCAAAGGTATAAGTTTGTTTAGTTTCACATGCAGGACAGGTAATATTGGTTGAATAGTCATTACCATAACCAGAAACTCTTGCTGCTACAATAATAGCATTACGATCTCCTACTAAAAGCGTGGAAGGATCGATAGACTTGTCAACAATTAAACTTTGAATAAGCCTATCAAGAGCAACACCTTTCTTTAAAAGAGATCTGGAAGTAAGGATATCCTCTTCCTTTGCAGTCATCTGCTTTATCTCTACATTTTCTTTACCGTGTAGAGGGTGCCCCTGTGCATAGAAGCGACCCTGCGATGGTAGTTCTACAAATTCGGTTGGAACTACGAACGAAAAGCCCCCGGTCTGCTGTGGGGGGCTTGTGTCTTGTTGCTGTACGCCACCAAGACGATCCTGATTTCTTGACAATTTACACCTCTCGTCTTATATTGTCTAAATTATACCTTGAAGAACTCTCGACCACCACCGCTAACTGCTGATGAATCAGTGGTAGTTTCTACTCTTGCCCAGTCGTACTTGAGAGTCACAGAGACTTCGGTAAGTTCATCATCACCGTATGAGAGTGAATCACCAAACTTGACATCTTCAACAAAAGAGTTCCAAAGAGTCCAAGTCTCAAGCGGATTGCCGTCTGAATCAATCTGGGTAATTGTAACAATACCGAGTGCCCCTGCTGCCTTCGCTTTAGAGATAGTGCCAAGTGAAGTAGTATCAGTTGGTGGTGAGTAACCACTCTGAACAAGGATGTCAGAAAAAGTAGCGGTCATATCTGGCTCAACAGGATCAACCATGGTAATGGAAATAGAATTCCAAGTGACTGAGCCGGGATAGTAAAAGGTGTGGTTAAGGTATTTATGCTCTGCGCTGTTTACAACAAACGAGGGCTTTTGTGCGCTTTTAGCATACCAAGCAACGGCACCACCGGGAGTAGCATTAATACCGTTGAATTCAACGATAAATCTAAAGTTACGCTTTGGATCTTTGAGGGTAGTATCCTCACCAAAGTTAGTTGACCAGAATGGCATTTGTTAGGTTCTCCTATATTTCATAAATAAGTAGTAGGCGGGGGCAAAAGCCCCCAGTTTATCAGTCATCAAATGATGCGCCGGTTGAAGCAACAATGAAGTCGATAGCGATGTACTCGATTGCTCTTGCAGGCTTGATCATAATCTTAGCATAAACAACATTCTGATCGATAAGGTCAGGTGTTGTGGTGCTTTCGTCTAGAATAAGACGGTAATCAGTTATACCGAATTGAGTCTTGACGTTTGCAAGGAATGGCTCAATAAGACCTTTGAAGCGGTTCCAAGTTGCCTGTACATTCTGCTCAAAAAGAATCTGGGTAGAAAGTATGGAAATCTGCTTCTTGAGATAGATTACTAGACGACGCACATTAATGCGGTCTAGAGCAGATGGGCGCTCTTGTAGGGTCTTCTGACCAAACACTACAATACCAGTGCTTGGGAAACTTGCGATTGGATTGATTCGCGCTTCATAGAGAACATCACGTTCTTTTGAAGTAAGTCTACGTGAAACACCAGTAACTGGAATCCCTGCTGCACCATCTGAAAGACCACCTCTATTAAATCCTGCTGGGGCAAACCAGACTTGTGATGAACGCTCGGAGCTTGCAAGAACACCCATCATTGCAACGGTAGGTGGAATCCAGAGTGCCTGTCCGGTGCCTTCATCCACGGTCTGAACCCAAGGATAGAAAGTGGCACCATATGATGAATCAATCTGGCGCTGTCGAAGATTATTAGCTGCTTGTGCTGGACTATCACCTTGTCTCGCAGAAGCATCAGAATTATACTCCTCGGCGCTTGGCTTGTAAACATCCGGCAGATCAATTAATGCAAGTGAGTCTGCACGAGATTCGCAGATATCAATCATGTGTGTAGTAAGACCGTCTTTGGTAAGGCCGGGAACAGCAAGTAAATTCATGTCTACAAATTCTGGGTCAGCAACTGTATCAATTGCACGTTTGTAAGTGTTGAAAATATAGTTTGTTTTATCATTTACGCTTGCACCAGTCATACCGGCATTGTAAAGAGGATCTGGCTTGGTGATATCAAATCCATCAAAACCTCCCCAAAAAGGCATCGTGAAGCGATCGTAGCCGTCGTCAATAAGATCCTTGTACGACCCACTAGTTCTAGAGGTTTCTGCGACACGAGAGCCAGAAGAGTAGAAAGCACCCGTTGTGTTCACAATAATATCATCCATTGTGAAAATATAGGAACTACCGACCGTGCCAGTGCCATCGGTGTCAGACCAGCCAGATGCAAGCCATAGTCTGTGATAGTCTTTTACGGACATATCGCCACGGGTGCTATCACGAGTTCGGGTTGTTTGCATACCAAAGTATGCATTAGTTTGATCAGAAATTCCACCATCTGAAGCAGAATGACGAAGGCGAACAACTGGCCAAACAAGAGAGCCTGTGAAGTTTCCTCCTGCACCGCTAAGGAAGGAAAGGTTGACACCTCCACGTACATCTGCAGAATCAATATATTTATTGGCCACGGCAGCATCTGCGGACGAACCACTCCAGTTAGTTATAGATGAGAAGTTGGGAGGACCGTAATAGCCAAATGGGATTGACGATGCGTTACCAGCATTTACTTCGCTTACATATACAAACTTTGATTGATTGGGGTAATCACCGTAAAGACGCAATCTTCTTTCTGATTCAACCCATTCGTAATACTGGTTTCCGATAGCCTTTTCAATGTATTTTGGTGAGGTAGGATCCATAGTCAATCCATCAAATCTTTCCAGAACAACAGGGCTGCTGTCGGTGTCAGTGATAGAACGAAGAACTACAGAGAAAGTACCATACTCTGTAGAATTAGTGGAAGAATAACGAATTTTTTCAATAGATACCTTAACGTTTTTGTGCAGCCATTCTCCATGACCTCGGCCCTTTAGCTTAAATAGCTTATCAGCAGCACTAGGCACATAAGAGGCGGGGTCTCCCTGATCCTGCCCAATTACCCAGCCAGTCTGGGCTTCCTGTGTAGAACGCTGCATTTTGTGAGGACCAGTAGTTCCGTTGCTGATTGCCTGAATAACTCCAAACATCTTGCTTCCAACGAGACTCGTGGAGCTACCAGTAAGGGAACTAACTGCTCCATCTCTAACTTCTTGTTCAAATGTTTCGCCAAGCCAGTAATTTCTTTCAAGATTAGAAGCATAAAAGTTCCCACCTTCAACTAGTTGTGGATTCGTGTTAAAGACTTTTCTAATGAACCTTTCACTTGAATCATCAAAGTTAAAGGTAAAGGTCTTGTTTGAATCATCAGATGCAACAGCACCTTCGATAAATACTGTGAACTTACCCTCAGAATCACTTTCAATAACCTTACCAACACCTTGTGCTTTTGTACTAGTTCTGGCTAAACTGCCACTAAGCTGAACAGATGCGTCTTCGTCAACATACCAAACTGCTGCCAAGACACCAGTTCCCAAATTTGACGCTCCGGTGCCTCCGGTACCTCCTGAACTTGAAGGAAAAACCCAAAGACCAAATGCACCGCCATTATCAGTTAAAGCGGCTGCTGGACTATTGGTAGTTTTCCAACCAGCAACACCAGCAGCGGTTTTGTTATCGTTTTCCACACCAAGAAGGCGAATATAAGTGACAGGTGCGACTGAAGCGTTAAGGAAAGCCTTGGCGGCGTAGGTGCCGTACATTGGGGACTGGTAGTTACCATCGCGGTAAACATCACCACCAGCGTTACCGGGTACAGTATCTCCATACAT